TGCTGCCTTTTCCCTACTCCCTTATTCCCTTATAAAATATATAATATATATAAAAAGAGGAAGTACGAAATAACACTACACATAAAAGAGTAGAAAAAGGGACGGATAGGAATTTACGTGGGGAACGGGAAGCGGGGGAACGGTGCGCTCCAACCGAACCCGTAAAAAACACCATTCAGCCCACCCGTTTAGTGCAGCGCACAATGAGCAGTGTTTTGGGCGATTTGGCCCCAATATTCGGCCACTCATCCGACCACTAGACCGAGGTTGGCCCACCCCACTCAGCGCGACCCCACTCAGCGCGACCCCACTCAGCGCGACCCCACTCAGCGCGACCCCCCTCAGCGCGACCCCACTCAGCGCGACCCCCCCTCAGCGCGACCCCCCTCAACCTGCTCAGCGCCCAGCGTAATGCCCAGAACACGCAACCCACCCAGCGTAATGCCCAGAACACAGCACTATGACCCTGAGATGCCCCTCTAAGCCCAAAGCGCTACGTGCCCGGTACTAGGGTAGTGGGTAGGGGTCATTTACTGCGTACTCGGCGTTTGGCGGGTACGCGCCTGAGGTCCGAGATCTGACCCCCCACCCCCCTGCGAAAAAACAGGGGGGTGGTATACAGGTACTCCCCCCTGCCAAGTACAAAGTTCTCAACTCCCCACCCATAGTATTACTACCATAAGCCCCGAGTACTAAGCCCCCATCGCCCCACGCTTAGATCTTTGCCATCGCCCCCACCGGTTGTGGTATGCTGTCGATAACTTGCCCCTTATTGTGTGAGGCTTTGTGCGTGGCCAACTTTCCGCATCTCTCCCCCCCACCCTCCGACGGGCCGAGCCCCGCCCGACCCACCCGCATTTATTCGCGGCGGGGCATGGAGCAAGCCTTTCTAGAGACGTTTGAGCTGGTCGGGGGTATCTCCCGGTTAACGTTGTGGGCCAACGAGGAAAAGAATTACCACGAATTCCTGAAGTTGCTGACGAAGTTGTTCCCGAAGGAAGTGCAGAAGAAGATAGAGGGTCGGGTGGTGCACATCACGACGGCAGTGCCGGAATCGCCCCTGGATGGTGCGCCGAGAGTCGAGCGTGTGGCGTACGCCGTGGATGACTTTGACGCATTTGACGCCAGCGCGACGGATGCGGAGTATGTGGAGTGAGTGCGGACAATCTGGTGCTGCACGACTACGTGCCCCGTAAATGGTTCGTGGCCTTCCACCAGCGCCACCAGCGCTTTGCTTGCCTCGTCTGTTCGCGACGTACGGGGAAGACAGTCGCCTGTGTCAATGACATGGTGGCGAAAGCGTTGCGCTCGGGTAAGGAGCGCCCGTTCTTCGCGTTCGTCGCCCCGTTTTACGCGCAGGCCAAGGCCATCGCGTGGGCCTACCTGAAGCAGGCCGTGGCTAACTTTTCGGAGGAGGTGCGCGAGAGCGAGTTGTCGGTGAAGTTGCCGAACGGGGCCATTATTCGGTTGTTCGGGGCCGACAACCCGGACAGTTTGCGCGGGCTGTACTTTGACGGGGTGGTCTTCGACGAGATGGGGGACATTCCGGGGACGGTGTTCACTTCGATCGTACTGCCGGCGCTGTTGGACCGAGAGGGTTGGGTGGTGTTCATCGGCACCCCCAAGGGGCGGAACAGCTTCTACAGCCTGTATCAGCGGTCGTTGCACGAAGCAACGTGGTTCTCGTTGCGCCTGACCTGCCACGACACGACCGCGCTAAGTCCGGCGGCGTTGCAACTGGCGCGGGATGAGATGGACGGGGACGAGTTTCAGCAGGAGTTTGAGTGCTCGTTCGACGCGGCGGTGCGCGGGAGCTATTACGGTAAGCTTTTGAACCAGCACGCCGACCACGTGCGGCCCATCGCCTGGGACCCGGCCTACTTGGTGCAAGTGGCGATGGACATCGGGCACACGGACGACTGCGCCGCGTGGTTTTGGCAGGAAATCGCGGGCGAGCGGCGGTATTTGGAGGCGTTTTCGATCCCCGGCCTGGACGTGGCGGACGTGGTGGCCATCCTGCGGGGGTTTCCGTACCAGTACGCACCCATCGGCCTGCCGCATGACGCGAAGGCGAAGAGCTTCCAGACGGGGAAATCCGTGATGGAGCAGTTCCACGCCCTGGACGTGCGCTACCAGAAAGTACCGTCACTGAGCTTTCAGGACGGGGTACAGGCGGTACGGAAAATCTTGCCCATAAGTTATTTTAATAGCGAGTCGCCGGGCGTGATGGCGAGTTATGACCATTTGAAGTTGTATTCGAGGGAATATGATGAGAAAAACGAAGTATTTCGGGCATCGCCCAAGCACGATAAGCACAGTCACGCCGCCGACGGGTTTCGGTACAGCGCCATCATGGGGCGGGGTGCCGGGAGCGGTGAGAAGGGTCGCGTGGTGACGTTGCGCCCAGGCGCGCGGCGCGGCGCGGCGTTGAATTTGGAGTCGCTCTACGCCGACCGGAGTCAGCGCGTGCGCTCGGACAGGATCTCGTGACGCTGCCCTCGTTCAAGCCAGGTAGCATAACAAAAAGAGGAGCACAAACCTGATGCATCCAGCAGGTGCGGATTGGGGCACGGAGATTGCCAAAGCCGAGAAGTTCATGCAGGGCTCCTGGAAGCGTGGCCGGCAGATTTACGCGCGGTATGCCGACGACCGGGATGCGGACACCTACGCCAGCGCCGTCGGGCTGCGGCGGGTCAACATTTTCTTTTCCAACACGAACACCATAGCGGCGAGTCTGTACAACAGCTTACCGCGTCCGGACGTGTCGCGGTTGCATAAGGGGGAGACGGAGGATGAGGCCTCGCGGGTGGCGGCGCTGATTTTACAGCGTGCGTTGACGTACGAAGTGCACTGCGCCCCGTGGTTCGACGCGGCGATAAAGTCGGCGATTCTGGACCGCTTGGTGCCGGGTGTGGGGCAACTTTGGGTTCGGTTCCAAGGGGCGACGGAGGTGGCGCCCGAGCAAGTGGCGGTTGACACTGTGTACTGGGAAGATTTCCTGTACCAGCCCGCGCGGACCTGGGTCGGGGTTAACTGGGTCGGTCGCCGGTTGCACTTGACGATGGCTGAGGTTAGGTCCCGCTACGGCGAGGAGGGGGAGGCGGTGCTCTCCACTACGCCCGAGCGCGACGCCATGACGCCGAAGGAGATAGAGCAGGGTACTTACTGCGTCTATGAGATTTGGGACAGGACGACCAAGAAAGTAATTCATTGGGCAAAGGGTGCTGAGAAGCCTTTACTGGAGCTGGAAGACCCACTCCGCCTGACGAATTTTTTCCCGTGCCCAGCTCCATTGATTGCCAACACGACGACGGTTAAGTATTTGCCGGTCCCGGACTTTCACATCGCGGAAGACCAGTACATCGTCATGGATACGTTGATGGCGCGCATCAACCTAATTATCGAATCCGTGAAGGTGGCCGGCGTATACGATGCGGGTAGCCCGGAGATTGGCCGCATGTTGCAGGGCTGCGAGAACAAGCTCATCCCGGTGGATAATTGGGCCATGTTTGCCGAAAAGGGGGGTGCGAAGGGGACCATTGATTGGTTTCCGGTGGAGCACATCGTCCCGGTGCTGCAACAGCTTCAGGCGGCGTATGAATTTACCAAGCAGACACTCTATGAAGTGACGGGAATGTCGGACATCTTGCGCGGAGCAAGCAATCCGTATGAGACCGCTGCGGCGCAGGGCATCAAGGCGCAATTTGCCAGTGTCCGCATGAATCAGTATCAGCGGGACGTGGCGACCTTTGTTCGGGATACCTTGCGCATCGTGGGTGAGCTGGTGTGTCAACTGTACAGTGACCAGAAGCTGCAATTGGTCGTGGGCGATTTGCCCCAACCGGACCTGCAATTCATACCACAAGCCGTGGCGATCCTGCGCAATGATTTCTTGTTGAAGTACAACGTGGATATCGGGGCGGACAGCCTGACGCAGGCGGATTGGGCGATGGAGAAGAGTCAGCGACTCGAATTCATGCAAGCGATGAGTCAATTCCTCAATTCGGCGGTGCCGGCCATCCGGGATGCGCCCGAGCTAGGCCCGTTATTGTTGCAGATGGTGAAATTCTCCATCGCCGGGTTCAAGGGGGCGGCTGAGATGGAGGGCTGGGTAGACCAGCAATTGGATGCTTTGTTGAAGGCATCCCAGCAGCCACCACAGCCGCCCCCGCCGAGTCCAGAGGCGCAACAGGCGCAAATGGAATTGCAGATGAGTCAGCAGAAGATGCAAATGGAAATGCAGAAGCTGCAAATGGAAATGCAGCAGGACGCGCAGGACGCGCAGCTACGGCAACAGGAGAGCGTGGGTAAATTGGCGGTCTCCGAGCAGGAGATGCGCCAATCATCGGAAGCGCAGCAACAAGAGCTGCAATACAAGCAGCAAAAGGCGAATTTGGAGCTTGAATATCTGGCGGCCAAGTATCAACTAGAGCTGGAAAAGGCGCAGGTTGAGCTACAGATAGCCAAGGAAAAGGGCGCGCTCTCTCTGGGCGCGACAGTCATGGATCTAAAAGGTGAGTTCAATGGTTGAAGACCTGAAATATAAGCTGTCCATTGCCGAATTACAGATTGTGCTCGACGCCCTCGCCGAGCAACCCTTCAAGAAGGTACATGAGGTCATTGCAACTTTACTTTCTCAGCACCGCACCCTAACAGAGGCCCAGAATGGAAATTCAATACCCGGATAACGCGACGGGGCATTATTCCCGCCCGACGCTGCGCGACGTTTTCCCCGAGCCCGTACCCGAGCCCGTACCCGAGCCCGTACCCGAGCCCGTACCCGAGGAAGTGGTTACGGGGTCCGGGCCCAAGCCGCGCAAACGCAACACGCCGAAGGATGGGGCATAAGGGTGCCGACCTACGATGCGATGTGCCATGCCTGCCATTTCCGGACGACCTATGTCCGCCCGGTAGCGCAGTGTGAGGAGGTGCCGACTTGTCCAATCTGCGAGATGTCGATGGCGAAAGTCATCCTCTCCGCACCGGCGGCGTATGTGACGGGCAGTGAGTTCAGAGCGTTCCGCTCTTGCTTGGATGGGACACCTATTACGTCGCCCGCGACGTTGGCGGAGCATAATAGGCGAAATAACGTAGTCAATCTCAATGAAGGTTACAGCGACGAGGATATAAAGAATTTCTCGAATCGAGATTTCACGATAGCGCCAGACAAAGAAGAAATAAAACGCGATACCTTGGCAGCAATTGATGACTGCAAGCAAGGTTACAAGCCCCAAAGAGTGCACGAGGAAACCCTACCATGAAAGAAAACACGGGCGCCCAGGAAGAGACCAGTATTCACGAGGACATGACTTCCGTCATGCAGGAATTGACGGCGCAGATGCCGTCGGATGCGGGTGAGGTGGCGCCTGCGGCTCCTGCGGCGCT